GTAGTTCTAGCTAATGATGAAGTAGTCCAAACATTTTCTTGATAATTATAAGTCACACATCTATCTATTTGATCCGATCCATCTTTTGGATAAAACCAGTTTACTTCTGTATATAAAGAATTAGGTGAAGAATAAATAACATCAGATGAATTAAAATTAAGACCTAGGTTTCCATTCTGAACTGTGAACACAAAATCTTCAACTAAACAAGGCAAGGCTTTAACAGTACCATCATACATAAAAAATCCACCCTCATTAGACATCCAATACACAGCGCCATTAACGTAAGAAGCTGCATGTTGTCCTATGCATCCACAGTTAGTACCAACTTGTCTGACACTAAAAGTAAAAGGTGGACCAACAAATTGAATTACATAAGCCGCAAGATCAGTTATTACAAAAACATAATCTTTACCTTGAAGTGCTGCTCTAATTTCATTACCTGTATCTAATCTAAAAGTACCTGCAGTATTAGTAGCGGTAGGTAAATAAGTATTTAAATCTTCTTGGTTAGAAAATCTTACAAACATAGGGTCTTGTGTTGTTGTATCGCCAATAGTTGTTTCTGTTCCGAAATGAAATAAGTGTCTATCTCTGTCAGAGATTAAAGTAAACCTAGACGCTGTCGGATTACCAGTTGTTACAAAACCAGATGTCGATTGTGACGCTCTAATACCTCGAGCTCCCGATGCTCCAGCATTCCACGTAAAAGTTCTACCATCAAATATAGTTGCAACTAATACTTGACCAAAATTATCAAGACTCCAATTTCCTGGATCTAAAATTACATCACTAGTAGATCGTTCTGTGCCCCAAGTGGAATCTCCATAAGAAGCAGTTCCCCAACCATAACCAGCAGTTTGAAAGGTTGGTCCTACTTCAACATAAGGATTAACGGTTGCTGCACCTGCTGCAGTCATGCCTGTTCCTCCTTCAGCTCTTACAGCTTGAACTGTAAACTTATCTATGTCTGGAACAGTTAATATTTCATAAACTTGTTCTAATTCCTCTGCTGTGTAATCAGAAGCACCTGTAACAGTTACACCTGACAAAGTTACATATCTTCCTTTAGATAAACCATGTGATCCCTTATTAATTTGTAAAACATTTGAACCATTAACTGTTGTTAATGTGCATCCAGTAATAGCTGTATCTAATGGAGTAATATCAAAAAAATCATTACCATAGTATAAAAATAAACCTTGAGAGGTTCCTATAGCAGCGTAGCGCTCTCCTACTAATGAAGTCCAAGCTAATTGTGCTCTAGCTGCTCCAGGTAAAGTTTTAGATGCAACGGTCAATTGTTCCCAACCACCTATTTTTTCAGGCGCGGTATACCTAAAACGTACAAAGTCACCATCTACCCATTGTCCCGGAAGAGCTGAAGGTACGCTTTGTTTATTAAAACCAGGTGCAAAATCTACTTTTTTTAAGGCCATAATTGTGTTATATATTAGTTTTATAGAGAATGAAAGTATCATAATTATGAGCAAAAAACACATAAAAAGATGTTAAACACATACTACTAATATGTCTAAAAAACTTTTAGGGTTAAGGCTTTGTGAACACGATAGTAATATATCTTATTTTGATGGAGAAAAAGTACATTATTTAAAATCAGAAAGACTTTATAATATTAAGCACCATGCTTATGAAAATTTGTGGGAGTGGAAAAATGAAATTAAAAAGATATTTAATATAGATCACAAAGACATAGATGAAATTTCTATAGTTATAGATCCTTGGAGAAATAAACTGCCTACTAATAACGAAGAATTTTATCCAGCTATCGAGTATGAATATTTACCTGTATCAAATAAAGTTTATAGAGTAAATCATCACTTAGCTCATGCTTTAAGTTGTTGGCCTTTATATAATGAAAGACCTGCGTATGAAATAATAATTGATGGATTTGGTGATATAAACAATTCTTGGACTATAATTAAAAATAATAAAATTTTAAGAAGAGGTTATGAAAATAAAAATGGTTCTTTAGGATTAAGTATGTGTAAAGCTGCTCAATGGTTAAATATAAAAAGTAACGACTATGGTGCAGCAGGTAAACTAATGGGTCTTCAATCTTATGGTAAAATTGTAAAAGAATTCAGAGAAACTTTAAACTATGATATGTATTCAATAAATTCATTGTTTGACACAAATAATTTTAATAAATTTTTAAATAGTGATTTGTTAGCTATATTGCAACCTTTGGATTGGATAAGAACTGTTCACGATAGGGTATCTGATATTTTAATAAGTTTTTTTGAAGAAGTTACAGATAAAAACTACAATGCTAGAATATCTTATTCCGGTGGTGTTGCACAAAATGTAATATGGAACACAGCGTTAAAAAATAAATTTAAAAATTTAATAATACCTCCACACTGTAACGATGAAGGTTTATCTTTAGGGGCTTTAGAATATCTGAGAATAAAAAATAATTTACCTAAATTTAAATTAAATAATTTTCCTTATATTCAATCAGATGAATCTCCAACAGATAATCCAAGCAAAGAAACAATTATAGAAACAGCCGAGCATTTAAAAAATAAAAAGATAGTAGCTTGGTATCAAAGCAATGGTGAGATAGGACCAAGGGCTTTAGGTAATAGATCATTACTCTTAAATCCATTAATTGAAAATGGTAAAAACATAATTAATAAAATTAAAAAAAGAGAGACTTATAGGCCTTTTGGTGCTTCAATATTAAAGGAACATGTAAAAGAATATTTTGATACAAACATAGATAACCCACATATGTTATATATAGGAAAAACCTCAAAAGATAATTTAAAATGTATAACTCATGTAGATGGAACTTGTAGATTTCAAAGTGTTGATAAAAATAATCAAACATATTATAGTTTAATTGAACAATTTTATAAAATTACAGGATGTCCATTATTATTAAATACAAGCTTTAATGTAAATGGTAAGCCTATTATGTCCAATATTAAAGATGCAAAAGACTTCTTTAATAATTCTGACATAGATGTTTTAGTGGTAGGAAATAAAATATATAAAAAATAATGAATAAAGTAAGAGTTGAAACTATTTTTCCTAATTTAATATCTATTAAACATTTAGATTTATCTAACTTAAAAATAGTTGGTAAAAAATTTAAAAAAACTTTTGAATCAAAAGTAAAGACTACTTTAAAAGGGCATACCTTATTTGATAAAAATTCAATGAATTACTTAAATATACAGTTAACAGAAACAATTAGTTATTTATTAAAACCTTATTGTAACAATTTTGTATTTAATATAAGTGATATTTGGATTAACAGATATGATAAAAAGGATTATCAAGGTTCTCATGTGCACCCAAGTGATTTTTCATTTATAATTTATTATAAAATCGATAAATCTCATACTGTATTTAATTCTCCTGTAAAAAGTTTGTTAGAAAGTAGAGCAAATAAAATGTTTGCTTTAGACTATCAAACAAATTTTAAGCAAGGGGATATGGTAATTTTTCCATCGTATTTGGAACATTGGGTAAAACCTAATTCTAATAATATAACTATTTCTGGTAATATAAAAATAGTAGAATTAATTAAAAATGAATCTAAAATTTAATTTTAACGATCAATTATTTTGGATACATAATGTTTTACCTGTCGGTGTATACAAAAAAATGTATAGTGATTTAATTAAAAACAGAAATAAAATGGGTTTTATAAAAACAAATACTAATTGGCCTACGTATAAAGAAGAAATAGATAATAAACCTTTAAGCTATGGACAAGCAGATCTCACAAAAAATAAAGTCTTGACTGAATATTTTAGTACATACCACACTCTTTTAAAACATAACCCTTTTGTAAATTTTTTAAATCATAGATTGGAAAGTCATTTAAGATTATCTAAATATAATCAACACTTAACCTGGCACGGAGATGATGCACCCGATAGAACTCACGCTGTTACTTTTTATTTTAACAAAAGTTGGAATCAAAATTGGGGTGGAGAACTTATGTTTAAAAGTAATAAAGGAAGTGGGTTTATACCTGTGGTAGGTAACTCAATGTGTATTGTAAAATGTGGACTTGTACATAAAGTTAATCCTGTATTAAAAAAAACTCACCCTAGATTTAGTATACAAACATGGGTACAACCTATTTCTGGTAATATAAACGGAGAAATAATATTATAATGGAAAAAACATTTAGTATAAACAATTTTATTGGTGTGTATGATAATTACATTACTAAAGAAGAATGCAATAGAGCAATTAAATTATATGAAGATCAAAATAAATTTAATAATACAATTAATAGAATAGATGGAGAACAATCTCCTATACTATTAAAACAGGATAAACAATTTTTTGCAAATCCAGAAAAGTTAGATATTTGGTGGAAAGAATTAGAATTAATGATTTTTAATTTTGATGTAGCTTGGAAACATTATCTTAAAAATACAGGTGCAGCAGATGCTTATGGCATGGCGTTAGATAGTTTTAAATTTACAAATTTGAAAATACAAAAAACTTTAAAAACAGAAGGATATCATGTTTGGCATGTAGAACATGGAGAAGGATTTAATGTTGAATCTAGAGCTTTTGTTTTTTCTATTTATTTAAATGATGTAGAAGATGGTGGAGAAACAGAATTTTTACATTTTTCAAAAAGAGTAAAACCTAAAACAGGGAGAATAGTTATATGGCCTGCGGGTTTTCCATATGTTCATAGAGGCAATTCACCTTTATCTGGTGAAAAATATATTCTAACTTCTTGGATGATGTTAAGATGATTAGTTTTTTAGATAAAAATAATAAACTAAATCAAACTAATAATAGTTTAAACATAAGTTATCAAAGAGTTGTAAACATTATATTTGGTACTTATCCTTATCCAGATGTTATTCATAATTTTATGATAAGTATAAAAAATAATTTAAATCCTCAAATGGAAAATTATACTAATGTAAAAGGAGGAATGACAGATTGGGATTATTTTATAGATAAACCTGAGTTTGTTAATTTCATAACTTTTTTAATAAATAAACATCAAATTACTCATCCTCAGATTTTTGAATATTTTTTAGAAAAAAATACTATTAGAGAAGCTTGGGGAAATGAGATAAAAAAAGGAGATAGTTTAAATTATCATACTCATTATTGTTTACATGGTATATTATATTTAACAAAAGGATGTGATTTAATTATCCCTGAATTAAATTTAAAAATAACTCCAGAGCCCGGGGATTACTATATATTTCCTCCAGAAATATTACATGGTTTTGATACATACCAAGGAGATAAAAATAGATACAGTTTAATTTTTAATATAAGTCAAATAGAAAATACTTTTGAAGTGAATAAAAAATTAGAATATCTTGAAACTAAGAAGAATAAGAAGTAGGTCTAGCACCTAATCTAGCAATTTTGTCAGCATTACTTTCGCCTTCAATATTATCATCGTCCCAATTTTTTTGTAATTGAGTTAAATGAGCTGCGTCCCATCTAGTAATGAAATCTTGAAAGTCACCTAAATTTGCATCTTCCCAAGAAGAGTGTGGAGTTTCATCTCTGTATTCAACAGTATCACTAGGATTAGCTGTTCCATATTGGATTGCCCAAATATTATTCCATTTTGCCAATCCCCAGAAATCATTATCTACGGTTACATAAGCCCCAGCTCCATCACCACTTTGTTTAATGATTTTTTTATCGTCAAATATTACTGTCCAAGTTGCGTTAGTTGCCATTATTTCTCCTAAGTTTTAATAATATAAATAACTGTTAAATACGGTTGTAAAACCGAAGTTGCATCTCCTGAAAAAGTTGCACTCATGTTGTGTGAGTGACCACCATCAGAGCCTGAATTAAGAACCATGTCTCCTCTAGTAGCACCATTACCATCATTTCTATAAACAAGGGAAGGAGTACCCATTCCAGCATTTTGTATTCTTATATCATGTCCGTGGGAAGCAAGTTGTGCTGTTGTTAAAGTTGCGTTAGCTGTTGAACCACCAACATTTCCTGTTGAAGTAACTGTGTTTGCACCACCACTTGATGCAAGAGCCTTGTTATTAGATTTTCCAACTGGTACGTTATCTGCTAAATCAGGTACATTAAAATTACCGCCTCCTGGATCACCATAAGTTGTACCAATGATTGCATATAAAGCTGCATAAGTAGATTGACTTACTGCCTGTCCATTACACTCTAAGAAACCTGATGGAATAGAAGAGTCTGACCATGGCACAATAGTTGCTGTTGGAATACCTTCAATACCTGTAAGGTTAGCTCCGTCAAAATCATATCTAGTTGCTTCGTAATTTGCCATATTCTATTTCTCCCTATAAGTCCAACCTGTTGTAGCGTCTCCAGAATAAACTAAACTAAAACCAGCACCTTGTGTATTAACAACTAGGTCAGCTGCACTGTTTGCTATATTAGAAGAATTTCTACCGACAGTCAATGCGTTAGTATTAAAATCGTATCCTTGATCTATAAATGATACTTCATCACCTGCACTTGGAGAAGCGGGTAGCGTTACTGTAACTGCTCCACTATTTGTATTTACTAAAAGTTGAGCTCCAGCTTGAACTGTTTCTGCTGCTGAAACTGCTCTCCATTTTCTAAGTTCACCTGCTTTTACAACATTAGTTCCATCAGAATATAATGTGTAAGTGTGACCT